GTTCACGCCCCCCATCGCTTTTTAAAAACGGATTGCCCCCCCCATTTTAGGGAACAAATGCAGTTGGCCAAACGGTGTTGCAGCTTTCTTTATGTTGCATGCCCTGCATGCACACGCCGTGTTGCCGTAGGTATGACCGCCGCCAACAGACAGCGGCACAAGATGATCCAGTTCCGGAGCTCGCTCGTCCGTCGTTCCGCGCAAATTGCGAGGCGTCCTTCGATGGCAGATGTGACAGCGCCAACCATCTCTTTCAAATACATCGAACACATTGACCGACTCTCGTCGTACTGTCTCAGCGATTCTAGCTTTGCGCTTAAGCTTTCCAGTGCGTCCGCTTGCCTTTTTAAGGCAACGATTAGAGCAATACTTACTACGCCATGACCCACCCCAAGGACGAAACTCACGGTGGCATTCCGCACACGCAACAGTAATTCGCGGCACATCCAGATTACTACATCGGTCGCATAGCTTAGTCCAATAAATGCGCAATAGAGTTGGCTGCATGAATTCGACGCCGCATTGCGCGCATAGAGTTTTGCTAGCAGCAATTAGTTTTATTTGTCTTCTTTCACACTCACGTTTCTTTGACGCACGCTTTTGTTCTTGACGTGACTGATATTTGCGCCGGCTTGTATCACAACATGCGCGAGAGCAAAACCGCTGTTTCTTCCCTTCCTGCAATTGCTTGCTACTGCGCCCTCGTTCAATGAACCGGGCGCCGCACTGCTCACACACCCTCGTCCGCCGCTTCTGTGCATTCGCCTTTCTAGTGATGTCACATTGTCGGCGAGGGGCAACCGCGTTACATGCGAAGCTAGCCATTGATGCCGGTCCTATCGGTATCGGTGGTCAGGGTCGGGGTGGTGTTTACCGCACCATTCCGTCCCGCTTAGAAGTAATACTTCCCATTCGTTTTGCGCGCTGTTGGTAAGTTTTTTTTACATGGTGAGAATTGCACAAACACATGCCGTTAGCGATGTCATAGGGCTTGCCGCCGTCGCGCATCTCGACCACGTGGTCGGCGAACATACGGTGCTCGGGTTCAGCACGACGGCACCGACGTCCGCTGTCTAGCCACTGGCATTGCCGTCCTGCCCTGGCCACGACAGCCCTGCGCCAGGCGCGGTATTCCTTGGTGAGGTAGAACGGCTCGGTGCTCTTGGCCTCAGGCTTGACCGCCCGTGAGTCCCATTGCCGGCTGATGAGGGGAGCGAGGGTGCGCATCAGGGCTGTTGTCGTGGGCGTTTAACCAATAGTCACCACGACCCCATGGTACCCTGCACCATGGTCCGGGCGGCTTCCTCGCATTCGATTAAGCGGATAACGCGCCCGAGTTCCTGGCGGAATACCATTGTGCGCGTGACGCCGTCAAGCCTGCCCATCATTCGGGTGACGCCGTTCCATCGATCGCGCTCTGCTTTGCCGTCGGTTGTCAGTCGCGGATCGATCTCGATCGCGACTCGATAGGTGCCCGGGACGCTCGCATGATAGATGTTGAAACGCCCATGCGCCTCGGCCAGGCGCAGCAGCTCGACCTCGTAATCGCGGATCGTTGCGGCGGTCTTGCCGGTAAGACAAAGCCCGCCGACGCCGTGCAGTTCACGCAAGCGGCCGAGGTCGAAGACGCCGCATAGCCGGCGCAGCATCAAGTAGCAGCCGAGCACGGGCTCGATGCGCTCGACAATTTCAAATCGGCGGCGGTGCCGCGTTTTGCTGGGCAGGCTCGCGGATGGTCGGCGCATAACGACTTTGCGCAATGGATAGAACACCTCAAATCCTTCCCGCTCCAGCGATGCGCGCGCCATGTGCTGGGCATGCGGGTGGCTATACGCCAGCAGCCAGGCGTCGAGACAGGCGACCTCGGTCATCTCGACAGCGGCGAGGTCTGCAAGTTGGGATGGCGCGCCTTGCCCCAGATTTGGCCGCTGGTTCGTTTTCATCGGCTCACCCTCACATCGCCACCATCAGGATGACGACGACGCCCATGGCCAGCAGGACCAGCGTCCAGATCACGATCACCATGCGCTGCTGAGTTTCCATATGTCAGGTTCCTTCCGGCTTCGCGGCCCCAGCCTGCGCCGAGCGCCGGGGTTGCGTTTGCGGCTTCGTTCGGAAGACGGGGATGGACGATCCTGCGCCATGGCGCAGGGGCGTTGGCGCGCCCTTGCGCCAATCCCCATCTTCCGAAGGAAGCAAGCGTTGATTGGCGCACCCCTACCCGCGCCAATCGTGCGCGATAGTGAACCCGATTGGCGCACACGTTTTTACCTCTCATAATCGAACGCATCTTGCACCTCCTGTGGTTGATCGGCGGCCCGCGCTTTTCTATTTTTGGGTGCATTCGGGTCGAGTTCCGAGATGCAACGGCCGCGTACTTTGCGCTGCTTCCCGGATCGGTGTTGCACCGATTCCAGCCGCTTGTCGCGGCGCCACCCTTCGATCAGTTTCGCGGCTGCGGCCTCGCTCTCGATCTCGAAAAACTCTTGGGCGAATTTGACCACCCAGCGTTCGCCGCTGCGAGGATCGAACGAATAGAACTCGCCGGTCGCAGCTGCGGCCTGATCGACGATGCCTTGGTCGATGCGCGTGAAAAATTTTACGATCTGATCTTCAAGTACGGTCGGCCCGCTCGGCTTCCATGGGATCAGTACACCGACATCGTCGCCGGGCAATTCGTCGGTCTTGTTGTCGAGCGTGATCGTCTGTTTGAAAAACCAGCGTGCGAACGGGCTCTTGATGTTGAGATTTGCCTTGGCGTCGTCATAACGCAGATAGAACCCGCGCTTGTCGTCCTCAACGCCCATCACCTCAGCCTCGCGTGTCGTCATTGGGAACAACGTCGAGACGATACGGGCAATACCGATCAGCGCACCGGCACCGCGTGCCGCGTCGACATCGCCGGCCATACCGGTCGCGTATTTCTTCGTGTGATGCACGAGGCACACGGCAGCGCCGGTCTCGCGCGCAACATGCCGCCACATCACGCCGGCCCATTTCAGTTCGCTGTTGGAATTCTCGTCGCCCTCGAAGGTCTCGGCGAACGGGTCAACGAATATGATGTCGATCTCGTTCTGCTTGATGGTAGCAATGATCTGGTCGAGCAGCGGCGTTGCGATCATCGTCTTGGTCTTCGCATCGAATTTCGCGACCACCGCACCATCGGCGTTGTCGACCAATGCCACATTGTTGCGGAGGCAATCTTGTTCATCTTTCGAGGGCACCATGATCCGTGCAGCCGCGGCCAGCCGGCGGCGCATCTCGTCAACGTCGTCTTCGCTGTTGATGACCAACACGCGGAATTTCCGACGCGGCAGCCAGCCCGACCACGGCTTGTGCAGCGCGCACGCGATGCCGAGCTGCAAGGTCAGCAGGCTTTTGCCAGAACCAGATGGTGCTACCAGCACACTGACGTGGCGCCGCATGAGCAGTCCCGGCACCACCCAATCGCGCACCGGTATCATTGCCTCGTCGATCGGAAATGGAAAAACGACAGGCACGGGCATTGCGCCGGGCGCCTCTTCGAGTGTCCAGACTGGCAGTGCCTCGATGAGGGCGTCGAGCTGCTCGCGGGTGTGGCCGGCGTCGAGCCAGTCCGAGACGTCACCCTTGGGTGGCATGCCCGGCCATGAACGATTAAGCTTGAGCAGGCGCACGCGCTCAGCGACGCCAGTAAGCGCTTCGGCGACCGCGCGCGCGTGATCCTGTCCAGGCATGATCGCCCGGCCGTCCTCGTGAAACATGAGTGCGCCGGTCTTCGGGTGTTTCTTCTGAGGGTCGTTGTCCTCGATCACCACCACGTCGGCATCGCAGAAACAGTCGGTGAGCTCATCGCGCCACTTGCCGACGCCGCCGGCGTTGCATGTCGCCGGGATACCGATATTCCAGAGGTTGTCAGCGTCCTTCTCACCCTCGACAATGCAAATCGTTTGGCCCCGTGCGATGGCCTCGATCAGTTCGGGCAGCCGATAGGGCACGTTGCGCACGCCGCGCACCGACCACTTCCATCCGTCATGAGTTTGACTGTCTGGCTTGCGCTGGCGGAAATCTTTGGGCTCGAGCCGGCAGACCTGAAACAGCAGCTTGCCGGTCTCATCGACATAATCATAGGTCTTGACGATGTTGATGCGGGCGCTGCCGTTGGATTTGCGACGCTGTTGCGCACCGTCGTCATCGCGATCGACGTGGAAGCCGTGCTCGTCCATCCATTCGCTGCGCGCCTTTTCGGTCAACCCGGTTTCGCGCGCGATGAGGTCGAGCGCGCCGCCGCCGGTGCCGGTCTCATGGTCGAACCAAGTGCCCTTCTTGAGATCCACTGATAGGGAGCCGCGCGTGCCGTAGCGAAGTTCGTCTTTATTCGACATCGCGCGATTGGGCTCGCCCAATAGCAGGCGCGCCACTGGCTCTATCAGTTCTACGAAACGATGGTCAGACACTTTCATGCCTCCATCGCTCGTTGTGTTCAAAGCGCGCCGAGCGCGCAGCTATCGCCTCGCGATGAAATTGGCCAAGCAATTCGGAATCTTGAAACACTTGATCGGTGACACATACGAGTGTGCCGCCGGTGACGACATCGTATGGATCGCCATAGACAACACATCCATGGAACCACAGGCTGGCCTCGATGCCGTTGATCAGTTCCCACATTTTTTTGATTTCAAGCGGGAACTGGTCATCGATCGCCGCGCTCCAACCTCCAGAGTCGAATTCAAAGCATCGGGTGGGAAGCGATGTTAATGGCTTTATCTCAAAGAAAGCACCGTCAAAACCCCTCGTGAAGCTCGGGTTAATAAGAAAATCGGGAAGATAAGGGCCACTCGGTAAATGAAATCCCTCCACCTCATAGGCCCATTCCCCATCAAACTGATCGAAAAATACTGCCCAGCGAGCCTCCAGCCGACTGCGGAAGCGAAAGCCTTTGTAGATGGTCTCCAGTGGCCGAACTGAATGGGTCATGGCCGCAGCTCCCGCGCCATGAGCTTTCGCCACGACGCGACGCCCTGCGCGAACTGGCCGAGGCTGTCGGTCATTCGGCGGCCTCGCGGTCGCGCATGTGTGGGAAAGCTCGGTTGCGATCCACGCAAGGACAACGGAGCATCACTGCCTCGTTGGCTATCCACCCCCAATGCCAGCCCTTTGCCCGGCAAATGGAACAACGCGCATCGGCGTCGGCTTTCACCGACTCCGTGGTATCGCTTTCGCGTATAGTCCCGATGTCGATGTCGGTCATAGCTCTGCCGTCCCAGCGAACGCCTGCTTGATGACGGCGAAGGCGCCGTCGGCGCCGACCTTGTCGACGATGCCGCTGTGCATCGCGTATTGCAGCAGCGGCTGGATGGCCTGCTCGAGGTCGAACTCGCATGCAGCGCTCGCGCCTCGGCGCACGCCTGCAGGACCAGCAATGGGGCCACGTCGTCGATCATGGCGCTGAAGCCTCGCGATCCTGGTTCGGACGAGAAGCACGCCCCATCGCTTCCAGCATTCCGTCCACGGCAGCCTTGAGATCGACAACGTCATCAGCGGCCATCACGCGCGCCCAAGCGCGTCTGCTCATGATCGCGCGAGCCTTGTCGCAAGCGAATTTCAACGCGATCATTTCAGAGACCAGCGGATGCTTTGGTGGACAGCGATGCCGCACCTCATCGAAGCAGTCACCGCCGCAGCGTGAGCAATAGCCAACAAGTTGTCCTTTCATTGCCGCGGCTCCCGCGGCTCGACCGGCTTGGCACCGGCTGAATTGAGCTGGGGACAACTGGACTGATTGCCGTTGACCCGACCGCAATCCTCGTTGCTACTTTCCCACTTGAAAACAAAATGGAGATTTGCAGCGATGAAACGAAGAGAATTGGTAAGTGTCATCAGAAGGCTTTGCGAAAGTATCGATGCTATCGACAACAAGTGGACAAGCGGCGATCTTGCCGGCGCCGTGCATGATGCCTGCGCAGTGCGCGATGAGCTGGGCCAGCCCGTTCTCGATTGGTGGCAGAGCGATGGTGATGGTGAGGACGATACGGTCAAGTCACCGTCTCCCCATCCAGCAAACTGAATTGGCCGACGGCCGCATGCCCCTTGGCGTTGACGTCGTAGCTCTCGAATGGAATGAACGTATAAGCCTTGCGGATTGCCCATCGCTGAAATTCAGCCAAGGTGCGATTAGCAATGTTTTCGTTGCAGCCGCCGAGCGGAAGCTTGCGCGCGCGATCCCCAAAGACCATTGGGTAAGGCCGGATGCCGCGTGCTGTCATTTTGCGGAAGCGGTACATAACCCGCTCCCAGGTCTCACGCTTGTCGTACCCGATCAGCATGTAGACTAGCAGGCAAGTCGGCGCGATGCCGGCGTTCTCAAGAATATTTACGCCGCTGAAGAAGCGGTCTTCGTCTCCGAGATTGTCCCATGCCGTATACAGGCGGCGTGTACCGAATTGGTCGTCGCGAAATTGCATGGATGCAAGTGCACATGCGCTCTCGGGGTCGACCATTCGGATATTTATGCCCTGGTTGAAGCAGACTTTGAATCCACCGTTTTTGATTTCATCGACGCGCGCTTCCCATTGCTCGCGCGGCTGTCCGAAGAAATCGTTATCGAGGAGATGCAGATGCTTAGGATAGGGTGCCCCGCGCCAGATCGAAGCAATAGTGTTCACTGAGCGAGGCTTGCCTTCCTTTTTTGGCACCACGCAGAAGCCACATTTGAGCCGGCAGCCGCGCTGTGTGAACCCGAGAGATGCATTGAACTGCGGATAGATCGAATAGTCGTAGTGCTCGTGCTCTTCTCCGAGCAATTGCTCGATGGTGCGGTTATCGGTGGTGTCATAGGTGCCGCCCACGATAGCGTCGGGAAACTCATTGTAAAATTGCGCAACCCGCCATGAGGTTTGCGAAAAGATCGCCGAACCGTAGACAGCATCATAATCCGGTTCGAGCATGTCGTGTTCAATCCGCTTGGTGAAGTGAATATCGTCGCCGCGGGCACGGTGCCAGTGTGCGAGTTTCATCAACGCCAGATTGGGCAACTTGCCATCTATTTGTGTGAGTCGAACAATCATTGCCGCAGCTCCCGCGGCTCGACCGGTTCGCACGCGCACAGCCAGGCGCAAATCGCCGAATAGGCGGCATGCGGCGTCCCGTCGAAGGCGTCGGTAATGCACCAACCTAAACGAGCGTAATCTTGAATAAGCTCATGCGGCACATACCGCACATATTTTGTGACATGCCTCCACGAGATCATGCTGCCCTCGCAAAGTAAGGGTGGAGCCCGGCAGCACCCACTTGGGCATCAACGCTACGTTGGCCGGGCTCCAGCGGTCCAAAGATGAGACCGCTAATTCGTCGCACCCACTGCGTGACGTGGCGCCAGGAGATCATTGCGCCAGTCCTTTCGCCTTGGCGATGACCGCCCTTGCTTTTCTCTGAACAAGACCGGGCACGCTTTGGATGTCATCGAGCAACCAAACGCAGAGCTCAAGCGCAGCCAGCATCTCCGGCGCCGCCTCGATTAGCGCCATGTCGGCCGGGCTCACATCGATGGTTGCCTGCCCGTCCTTCAAGACGACGGGCATGAGCACGTCGGTCGACACGCCACGATCTGAATGCCGCAGACGAAACCAGCTATTGCTGGTCCACCATTCCCATGGTCCGGGGGTGGGGGTCATTGGCGTAACCCATCGGCGCGCTCATGCGGGACATAGCGCACCCATAGCGTGACGTGGCGCCAGGAGATCATTGCGGCAACTCCGCAGTCCAGCGGTGCCCGCAGTGGGGGCATTCATAGGTAACGATGTCGCCACCAGGCCATCCGTCGCGCTGATCGCTGACCTCGTGGGCGTCAACATGAACGACTGGCGTGCCTATTGACGGCACCCACGGCGTAGTTTTCGAGCAGACGAATGGCATCTTGGTCATCGTGACGGCACCTTCCTCCGCCGCGGCTATCAGTTCACAAACCTTATCGACCAGCAGGTCCTTGCACTCGCGCAACCTGCCCTCTTCCTTGCTGAGAACAGCGAGGCACAGGTTTGTCATGTGCAGCCGGAGTTCCAGCTCAACATCTGTCCTGGTCATGCGATGGCCCTCACGCGTTGGAACAGCGGCGAAATGCGGATCGCCTGCTCAGGATCGATCAAGCCGGCCTGAAACGACCAGAGCGCTGCCGCGTCCGCTGCATCGTCATCGTCGGTTCCCTCCGGAACCCAGCCGAGCTGTCGGCATTTGTCCTGCACCATCCGCTTGGCCTGGCCCTTGGCGCAGCTCTTGAGATCGATGAAATGCGCGCGGATGCTGATGACGGGATGCTTGTGGACCTTGTAGACGCCACGCAGAAAGCACACGCCGAGAATAACGCCGTGCAGCTGCGCGAGCAGGTCGTGATCGACGTTCGATTTGCCCTTGGTCACATGCGGTGGCAACAACGCCTCGATCGCGACAATGTCAGGCAACGGTGGCTTGAGGATATCGATAGCCCACTCAAGTGCGTGCCCGCAGATCGCGAGCTGTGAGGCGCCCGCCTTGCCGAACCGCACCGAGCCGCAGACCGGTATCGGATCGCCGACGCAGCCGCGCGCGAATCCGAGCTTGGTCGCGATGTCGAGGGCGAGCACGTCGGTCATGCCGAGGTTCTCCGGCGGCACTGGACAACCGTAAACGGATTGTTTATATTTCGGCGATGATCAGATCGTTCGCGGATGCCGATACGGAGCGGCTTTACTCCACAGGCAGAAGCCGTCGACTGCCATCGACAATTCTGCGCCGGGCGGTCATGCGACTGGGACAGTTGAATGCGGCTATGCGGCTCGAAGATCTGCGATTGCCCCCGTCCAATCGGTTGGAGCCGCTCAAAGGCAACCGGGCCGGGCAACATTCGATCCGGGTCAATGAGCAGTGGCGCGTTTGCTTCCGGTTTGCCGACGGCGATGCGTTCGATGTTGAAATTGCCGACTATCACTAAGGAGGAACAACGATGGCGATCGCGGTCCATCCGGGCGACTATCTCGCCGAAATCCTGGCTGAGTGCGGAATCTCGCAAGCGGACTTTGCGCGCGCCACCGGCGTGTCGCCGATGCGGATTTCGCATGTCGTCAAGGGCACGCGGCCGGTGACGGCCGAGCTGGCGTTGTTGTTCGGCAAGGCGCTGAGTCAAACGCCGGAATATTGGCTCAATCTGCAGACCGCCTATGATCTGGCGAGCGCGCGAAGCGCCGTAGCCCAACGGCTCAAACGGGTGCCGACGCTGACGGCTGCCTGAGCAGCAGCACATCGCGATGTCGAGGGCGAGCACGTCGGTCACGGGTCAATCGTCCTTGTTCATGACGTGATCGCAGTAATCGCAAACCGAATGATATTCGCGCAGCACCGGCGGCTCGCCGTAGCCCGCCTCGATCAGCGCTTCGGCTGCTTCGCGCGCATCGTTCTCGTCGCTAAAGATGGGCTCGCCGCAGCGCGAGCATTCCATCTTCATGGCGTAGGCGAGCCACTGCTCGATCGGCGCGGCGGTCATGTGACAGCCTCTAATTGATTGGGGATCATCACTGTGAGTGCGGGGAAAAGAGTGCGCCCGGCACGGCCAATTTGGGACCGCCTGCCGGGCGCACGCGGTCGCAAGCGCGCATTGGGCTTCATTGGTAACGTGGCGACCGCATTCGTATTCATTCGGGCTTCTCCGTGCGCGCATGAAACTTGGTTTGTTGGGGATGGCCGCGGGTACCAAACGCAGCCATCCCCCGCCAACATCAGACCGCTCCAGGCCGGCGCTGGCGTTTGCTTTTGCGTTCATGGGATCGTCTCGTCGATCATGGCCTCCTCGAGGTCGGCGACTATCGCTGCCATCGCCGCTAGTTCGTGCGCGGCCTTGCCGGCGGACATCTTGCCGTTGTCGACCCAGCGCGGATAACACTGCTTGCGCATCGCCAGCTCGCGCTTGGCGCAGGCAAGCTTGTCAGCGGTGGTGATGATGTCGGTCATGCGGCCTCAGCGTTGCGATTGTGACGGCACCGCTTGACTGATGCCTTCACATACTCGGCAATATGTTGATGCTCATCGATGTGACGCTCAAACTGAGCAGCAATCGCAACTAGACTCCGGTGGTCGCCCTGGCCATCGGCCAATACTCGCAACTGCACAAGCAGCCATTCGTATGTGTTAGCCGTGGTGATGATGTCGGTCATGGTTTCGGATCATCCATTAGATCGTGCAGGAACGCGTTTTCATTTCCGCGAGCACGGCGCAACGCTTCATCAGCCGCCTTCATCTCAAGCTCCGCCGCGGCTGACGATTGTGCGGCCTTGCGCATTTTAACCGTGGCGTCTTCACGCAAGTCGCGCACGGTTGCGAACTTATGGCTTATCTTCTCGAATAGTTGCTCGTCATCGAGTTCATCGCCATTCACATGACGGGCAGGCCGCGTCAGGAATTCGGGAACCATGACACCAGCTATCGAGAATAGGTCTGGTCCACGCTTGCGCGGCGGTTTTTCCCATGCGCGAGTTGTCGCCTCCATGAGCGCATCGAGCATCAGGGACTCAAACTTCAGATGATCGCGTGAATATTGACCGCGTATCCGTTTGCGGAAACCTTCAGCGGAGCCACCCTCCTGTTGTGTCTTTTCGATGTATCGAGTCTTTTCTGCCGAAAGCAGAGCGGAAAGGGTATCGGCAACGACTGGCGCATCCTCATCGTCACGAGCCATGGCTTTTCTCCATCAGTGATGAAAGCAGTTTGAATAACGCGGCACCGCCGCGTTGAATGTTGGGGAGGAACTGCGGATCGATGCGCGTGCGTTCTATCAGTGCGCGGCGGAATTCCGGTTCAGCGATGAGGACGTGCATATTGGCAACGAATTCGTCATTGCCCCACGACACCATGTCGCGATAGGCACCCTCGGTGATGCGGATGGCGACTTCGCGCCGGTTCTTTTCTTTTTCTTCCGCGTCATGCTTGCGCTGCTCGAATGCCGCGAAGGCTTCTGAGAGCGTAAGTCGCTCTTCATCAACTTGGTCGGCAAGGTCGGGTGCCTCCGCGCGCAGCCGCACTATCTGCGTTTCGGCCGATTGCAATTCCTTACGGGCGGCCTCAACTTGCTCCATGGCTTTGTCGAGCTTGACGATGCCGTCGCGTACCTTCGCCGCAAGCTCGATTGAGTAACGACGCACTTGCCGAGCCTGCTTTATTCGCGAAAAAGAGATAGTCTCTGTCTCTTTTCGTGCTGCGTCCTTTTTTCCACGACCACGCTCAGGCTCGGGATACAGCCAAGCCACTGCCATGGCCTGCTCGCCCTTGCTGATGTTGCGCCGCTCGCCGCGGGATTTCACAAAGGCTCGCACCTCGTCGTCGCTTTCGAACTGGCGCGTTTCGAACTGCGGCTCGATGCCGGCAAGCTCGCAGGCGCGCAAACGATTGCGGCCGTCAATGAGTTTCTCGCTGGCCTCGCCGTTGACGCGCCCGAGTACGATGGGGTCGCGCTGTCCATTGGCAGCCATGTCGGCTGCGAGACTCGCGAGTTCCTCATCCGTCATCAGCCGATAGGCTTCAGCCGCCGGATGAACCTTGATCGTCGTTGCCATGAATATCCTCCCTCAATGCACGCCATTCCTCTGGTGTCCAAACAGTGATTTGCGATGAAAAGGTTCGATCTTCAACGTGAATGTCGTCGGGATCGGTGGTTCTGATGTAAATGCCCATGCCGCCCTCCACGCCGCCGTAGAAACCACCGCCGCCGCCCTCAATCCAGCCGAAAGAGCAGCGGCTGATCGGATGTGAATTGCAGTTCGGCCGCATCAATCTCTGTGCGGAGCGCCGTGAATATCTTCCCGATCTGCTCGGGCTCATAGTCGTAACTACCGCGGCGTGAAAGCTTGCCAATGCGGCGAATACTTTTCATAGCCAGCGTTACTCGTTTTTCCGCCAAGGACCGAAACTTCAAAGCTTTGCCGTTAGTGGTATGTGCATCCATGGAACGAGTCCTCCTCCTTCGAGTGGTCATGCTGCTGTGCTCCGTCGCCGTCGCCTTAGAAACCACCGCCGCCGATCCGACTCGATCACCCAGTCGGTCGCGGCGAGCAGATCGTTGATCTGCCAGATGTGCGCCTTGAGCGTGGTCGTGCTGACCGGCTTACGGTCGAAATACAGCTCGCGGATCAAGCTTTCGGACGATCGGCCGAGGCCGCCGGCCCACTTGATGCGGTCGACGATGGCCGCCTTGAGCGGCGTTAGAACGACGCCCAGGCGCTCATGCGCGATCGGTTGGCCGCAGTGTGGACAGACCGCCGCCATGGCCGCACATCACGAATGCAGCGTGTCTAACTTCTCGCTGCCGCCGCTTTTGGGCTTGGCCTTGCGCAGCGCGGCCTTGCCGAGGTCGGTTTCCCCGAACTCGCCGAGCGCCTCCTGCATCGCCTCGTAATCGGCCGCGTCGTCAGCCTCCAGCTCGGAGATGCGCTGCTCGATCTTGCGCTCGGCGCGGTGCTTGGCGATGACGGTGCGCAGCGCCTCCATGTTGACGCCGCTCTCGCGCGCTTCCTTCATGATGTTGCGAATCTGTCCGCGCGGACCCTTGCACGCATCCATGTGCTCGACCTTGAGCTTGATCAGCCGGTCGTCCGCTTTATCGATGCCTTTGAGATACTTCTCGAGCTGTTCACCATCGAATTCGATTTCACGCTCTGCCATTGTGTTTTCTCCCGCTGCTGTTGAGCCGCCGTCTCGGCGGCGGATAGATGTCAGGCCGAATTTCGTAGCGTGGAATTTTGAGAAGCCGCTCGATCGCGAGCACATGCTGCGCCGGCACTCGACGCCATTGCCAAATGCCGCCAGGCAGGATGCCGAGGGTTTGTGCAATGAGCGGCGCAGTACCGCGCACTTTTTTCACCATGTAGATCACTGGATCACGCAGCCGCTTGCTCATCGCCTTAGTTCCTAATTGGGGATACGCAGCGCGCAGAATTGAGCGTGCATGCGCGCCAGATCAATAGCGAAGTGAAAGCGCCAACGGATATTTTGCGGTCCGCCGTTAGCACCGCTGATGGTCAGAAAAAAATTTGCGGCTGTAGCGAATTACCCGCATGCCGTTATCAGGGTGGCTGGGGATGCCTTATCGCTTCGGAATGTAAGCGTGGCGTTGCACACCGAACAGCACGCAAGTGTCGCGTTACTTGACATCGCAATTATTTTGTCAGTTTGTCTAGCGGTGTAAATTGCTGGGGGGTTCATATGCACCCTTATAACCTATAACTACCTCGGCAAGCTCGACAACCACACGACCAATCTCGCTCAGGCTTATCGTCAACATGGGCTGTTTCCCATGGCGGATGGCTGTTGTTTTTGCATGGAGGAGGCCTGCCCGATGTTGAGCCCAGCCCAGATCGAAGCACGCAAAGGCAAGCTAACCGCATCAAGAATTAGCTGTTTGATGACCGGCGATGCGCCGGCAATCATGAAGCTTTATCGTGAAATGCTCGGCGAAGAGGAAGAAGAGGATTTGTCACGGGTTTGGCCAGTGCAACTCGGCTCGGCCACAGAAGGATTGAATCTCGACTGGTATGAAATGCGGCGCAACCCACTATCGCGCCGCGGCGAGGTCGTCATTCATCCACGGTTCGACTGGGCGGCTGCAACTATCGACGCCTGGGATATCACGCTCAACTGCCCAGTTGAGGCAAAGCACATCGGCGGACGCGAGCCATTCGAGGCCGTGGTCGATCGTTATCAGCCGCAAATGCAATGGCTGATGGAAATCACCACTGCAAACCAGTGCGGATTATCAGTCATTGTCGGCGCTAATGCCCCGGTCGTCGACTACTTCGAGCGCGACGCCGACTATGCCGCCGAGATGGTCCATCGCGGCGCGCAATTCATGGACTGCGTCGCACGACGGATCATGCCGGTGCATCTCGCTCCCGTCCCGGGGCCAGTCGTCGCCTGGAAGGCATATGACATGGCCGGCGATAATCGATGGGCAAATGCCGCGGCGACTTGGCTCCTGACCAAAGCCGCCGCCCGTGACCACGCCGAAGCGGAAAAGGAATTGAAGGAAATCATGCCGCCAGATGCCAGAAAATGCACCGGCTATGGCGTTGTAATTACCCGTGACCGCGCCGGCCGCCTATCATTAAGGGAGCTTGTGTGATGAATGTCCCCGCCAAAGCCGACATCATGAACAGCGTGATCACCAAAGGTGATCTATCGCAACTGACTCCCGAAGAGCGGGTGCGCTATTACGGCGAAGTGTGTGCCAGTGTCGGCCTCAATCCCCTGACCAAGCCATTCGAATACATCACGCTGAACAACAAGCTGACCTTGTACGCGTTGCGCAATTGCACCGATCAATTGCGGACTCTTCATGGCGTCTCGGTTGAGGAGCTCGTCGAGAGCGAGCGCGACGGTATCTTCATTATCACCGCCAAGGTGCGCAATCGGCAAGGCCGCACCGACATGGCAAAGGGCGCGGTAGCCATTGCTAATCTCAAGGGCGATGTGCTCGCCAATGCAATGATGAAGGCGGAAACAAAGGCGAAGCGGCGCGCCACGCTATCGCTATGTGGCCTCGGGTTTCTCGATGAAACCGAGATTGCCGATATCCCGATCACGCATCGGCGCCCCCCACCGCCGGCACCGAACGTAATGCTGTCCGCGCACGATCCAGAGACCGGAGAGCTTTCGCCGCACGCGCCAAACAACGCTGCGGCGGATGAGGCCGCCCCGCCAGTTGGAGACCCGGGCGGGGCGGTCCTTTCGCTCCAAGATATGGCGCGGGAGGCCGCCATGCGCGGTGAGGCTTCATTCAAGGCTTTTTACAAGACTCGCAACCCGGAGGAACGCAAAATCCTCAACGAGATGGGAGACGAGTTGCGAGGACTTATGACATGAGATGAAAACAGAATGCGGTCGCCAACTCGGTGATGATGCCCAAACAGCAGTTGCGACCGCCGAGCCCGGCCAATTAACGCGTGATGCCCAGAGCTGCGTTGCCGGGCTCACCCTTTCGCTTAGGAGAATCGAAGATGCAGAACCCAGAAGGCCTTCAGCCAGAGCCCGCGCCCGACCGCCTGACTGCGGCCGACCGGGATCGCTATCGTGCAGAATATGAACAAGCCGCCGCCGCGCGGCGTGCGCTGCTGGAACTTGCTGCACCATGGTGGCGGCGGGCATTGGCCTCACTTCCCGATTTGCAGAAACCTTTGCGAGATTGGGTTGCGGCGGAAAAGACCCGACGCAATCGCTTGTAACCGGTTCGATTCTGGCGCGGCCTGGCTTGGCCCGGTAAGGCCCGGCAAGGCAAGGCCCGGCTTGGCGCGGCGAGGTTGGGCATGGCAAGGCAAGGCAGGGATTTACGACGAATGAGCCTCCGGGAGTTCGCGAGCGCGGGCGAGATGATGGACTTCTACCGCGACCTGCACGCGCGCATCAAAGCATGGGCCCCACGCCCCGCGCCGCCACGTCTACCGCCAGCAACGCCGCCGCCGCCCGTGCCTGCTGTCCAAACATGGACGCCCATCCGCATGACGCCGATGGCACGCATCATGCGCGCGGTCGCGGAAGAGTTTGACCTGCCGCTGGCGATGATGAGATCGCGCAGCCGCGTCGTCAGTGTCGTGGTCCCGCGACATGTGGTGGCGCTGCTGGCGAACGAACTGACCAACATGAGCTGCAACAAGATCGGCATGTTTCTGGGCCAGTGCGACCACAGCACGGTGTTCCATGCGGTCGCCTCGATGCCGCACAAGATCGCCCGCGATCCAGCGCTTGCGGAGAAAGTCCAACGCCTGCGCGACAAGCTATTGGAGAAAGACGAAGACGACGGAGACGGAGTAACACCATGAACGATGCGAAGATTCTGAGCGAGCGCGAGATCGCGGACCGTGTGGATCGGATGTTGACGCACTTGGAAAGGTTGTTGGAGGCAGGGGAAATGGATGAGCAAACTTACGATGATGCTGTGCATGACATCGCGCTTTGGGAGGAGAGCGCGATGATTGCGGCACGAGGGCAAATTCTATGACACGAACAGCGGTCGCCAGTACGGCGTTGATGCCCACTATGATGATGCGACCGCCTGCGCGCGGCCAACGCTGCATTGATGCCCAGCGAGATCATGCCGCGCGCTCTTCTTCCACCACCGGCACCACCGGCGATCCGATGCTCCTGCAGTCTTGGCTATTGCCGCTGATCGATGCCGCCGTTGCGTTCGAGCGCGCCGGCCGCCACGTCGTGGCCGCTGCGGCACTAACAAAGCTTCGAGAGCGGCATGCAGCGCTCGCGCCCGCCGACCTTGCTGTCGATGAACGGACGTGGGCAGACTTCGCGCGCAAGCACGTGCCGCTGCCCCCCGAGCTGATCGACAAACTGATCGGCCACGTAGTTCACCGCGGCGGCATGCTGCGCTGCACGAAATGCGGTGCCGGCGCGCTCTGTCCGTGCGGGTGTGGCGCGCCCTACTTGGTCGAGCGACGCGACTGGACCGCAGCCGGCACCGCGCTCGAGCGCGCCACCGCCGCCGTCACGGCCCATCCGGAGAAATCCAACCGCGCCATCGCTAAGGAAGTTGGCGTGAGCGCTCAGACAGTTAAGCGCGCCCGGGCGCAGTTCACGGATTCCGCCAGCGATGTTGCACCCGATGTTGCACCCCGCCGCCACAGCAAGAGATGAACGCCCCATGTCCCGTCCGATCAGTTCTGCCCGCGCGAAAGACGTCGTGCCCGAATGTTATACGGTCAGCGAATTTTGCCTGGCCCACCGCATGGGATTGAACACCTATTATAAAATTCGAAAGGCGAAGAAGGGCCCCGACGAAATGCACCTTCCGGGCACCAAGAAGGTGTTGATCACGAAGGAATCAGCAGCACGCTGGCGCGCCGCGCGCGATGCCGAGGCCAAACAATGACGCGTGTTCGGAGGGGCGAATGAGGATCGTTCAGTGCATCGTTTGCGGCGTCGAGTTTTCGGCTAAAGGAATCCGGATATGTTCAACCGCCTGCAGAGCTGAGCGCAATAGCGATCGCCGATGGCGTGAGGCTTGTTCCGAACACAGGATTGAGCAACAACGCCGCTACTACGAAGCCAATCGCGAGCAGATTCTCGCGGCAAGGCGCCGATGGCACAAGGCTCATTCCGAACGCGAGATTGAGCGAGGACGCCGCTACCGCGAGGCCAATCGCGAGCAGATTCTCGCACGAGCGCGCAGCGCTCATAAAGCCGATCCCGAGAAGTACCGCGCGAGAGTGCGCCGCCATAAAGCGAAGAACCGCGAGAAGCTCCTCGCGTACGGTAGGCGCTACCGCGAGGCCAATCGCGAAGCCCTCCGGGCGGAAAGACGCCGCTGGCGTGCGGCCAATCCGAGTAAGGCACGCATGCAGGCGCGCGCGGCGGCGCGTCGTTATCGGCAAGGTGCCAGTCGTAATAAATATCTGGCGAAGAAACGCCGCTACCGCGAGGCCAATCGCGAGCAGATTTGCGCGCAGGCGCGCCGGGCCCGCGCAGTTAATCCCGAGAAATTCCGCGCGAAACAGCGCCAGCGCGAAATGCAACTATCGGCAACGGTTCAAGTCTACCGAGAACTAATCGCGCCATGTTCCCTAAAGCACAGGTACATTGCCAGACGTATCCTCAAACAACTCGGAGAACAGAAGTCATGACAATGCAACATCCTGACGCCCACCCGAATACGCAACGCGGCGCGACACGGCAAACCCGGCGATTCCTGGCGCTGCGTCCGGTATTGAAAGGAATGATGGACAACGTCACCGATCCCCACGCGAGCGAAGACCGCGACACCGTCAAGGAGCAATTCCTCCAATTCATGAACAGCGCCGCAGGCGCGCAGTACCGAGAAACGGCTTTCATCTACTGGCTTGATAACAACTATCGCGCATTGCTGGCCGATTATCCCGAGCCGGAGAAAGACCTCACACCGCGCGCCGAACGCAAGGCCGAGAAAGGAAGGATCGCCGCCGCAATGAAGCAAAAGGTCGAGCAAGCCATCGAGCAAAAGGCGCAAATCATACTGCTCGACTGGGTATTGCCAAATGGCAAGGCCCTGCGCGATTGCACGGGGCGCGATTGCAGACAAATGAGCGGAACGGTGGGAACGTGGCTTAGGAAGATAGCAGACCGCATAAAGCCCACGGAACTTGTCGGCAGCGTTTTGCAGGAAGCCGATGTGCGTAAGCTATTCCCAGGAACCAAATCATGAGGCCGCGCGCCATCCGGCGGTCGCCAGTGGCCGGGTGAAGCCCACGCCTGCGTTGCGACCGCCCGCGCCCGGCCAGTCTCGTATTGATGCCCAGACGGACAGTGCCGGGCGCACCCTTTCCCCTGCTGCGGTCGCCAAAGGCCGGTTGATGCCCACTCTTCGCGTGCGACCGCCCGCGCCCGGCCAGGACCGGCTTGAAGCCCAAGCGCCCGTGCCGGGCGCTTTTCTTTTTGGACAGGTAACCGGCTGGGGATTTCTACATTATACACGGATTGCAACACGCCGCCACCAATGCATTGAAATCATTACGATTTCCCGTGCCTCACCGCGCCCCGATACGGCACCAGGACTACGTTATGGGGGTGGCTAGCGACCACGTCACACTGCGCGTAACGCTTTATTTTCATTAGACATTACCCCGTAGCGACGTTATGGTGGTGGCTGTCGCGTTTACCCCGCTGCATTATACAAATTTGCAACAAGGGACCAAACCACCAATGCCCCGCATCCGCTCCAGCAACCTCGAAACCGCAACCGCCCGCCTGAGATTCCCACCCAGCGGCGTGCCCTACCCCGGCCCGATCCTGGCCCGCGGAATCCAGCTCCGCTACCGCCGCAACAAGAACGGCGCCGGCACCTGGGTCGTGCGCGTGGCTAACAGCCTCGTCCCGGCGCGCGCCGGCACCAAGGCGACGCCATACTGGACCAAGGTGCTCGGCCGCGCCGACGACCACGACCCGGCCGACGGTGTCGACGTGCTCAACTACGGGCAGGCGCAGGACCGGGCGAAGGAATTGGTGCGCGGCGGTCCGACGGACGCCGGCAAACCCGCAACGGTGGCGCAGGCGCTCGACGCCTATGAGCGAGACCTGACCAGCCGCGGGGCGAGCGCGGCGAATGCTCAGCGCGTGCGCTACCACCTGACCACGACGCTCGCGGCCAGGCCGGTGGCGATGCTGACCGTCGGCGACCTGCGCGCTTGGCGCGACAGCCTCACCGCCAAGGGGCTGTCACCGGCTGCGGTGAACCGCACCAGGGTGGGCTTGCGTGCGGCCCTGGAGTTTGCGGCCGCCAGCGACCGGCGCGTGGCCAACCGCGACGTGTTCCGGCTCGGCCTCAAGGGTCTGCCCAATGCCAACAAGGCCCGCCGGATCGTGCTGCCGGACACCGCCGTGCTGCGGATCGTGGCCGAGGCATACAAGGAGGGTCTGCCGTTCGGTCTGCTGATTCATGTGCTGGCGGAGACCGGCGCGCGCATGTCTCAGATCGTGCGAGTCAACTGCGGTGATCTGCGGTCGGGCCATAGGCTGATGGTGCCGACATCCTACAAGGGCGGCGTCGGCGTCAAGAAACGCGACTGCGTGTCAGTGCCGATCACTGCCAAGCTGGCGGCAGCGTTGGCGAAGGCCCGTGGCGATCACGGTGAGGACGAGCCGCTATTGCGCAACGCCGCTGGCGAGCGATGGCATACGACCGACAAGGACGAACAACGCGGGCCATTTTTTGATGCTGTCCGGCGCGCGCGTCTCGATCCCCGCGAGATCACACCCTATGCGCTGCGCCACAGTTCCATCTGCCGGATGGTGCGCAAGGGCGTGCCGGTGACGCTCGTGGCTCAGATACACGACACGTCGGTCAAAGAGATTGAGGCGCATTACGGCAAATACCTGCATGAGGTTTCCGACGACATCGCCCGCCGAGGTCTGCTGCAGCCGGACGACAACGTGGTCAGCATGTCCAGTAGGGAGGCTGCGTGATGGACCCTGAACTGGCAGCCGCGCTGGCGGCTATCAACGACAAGATCGACATCATCAAAATTCATATTAGCGGCCTGCCGCTGATAGCGGCATCGCTGCATGAATTGCGTGACGATGTGCGAGAATTGCGCCGCGAGACGCGGCTGGTGAAAGCCGCCATCAACGACATGGCGCGCGTCAACATTACAGCCGGCGAGGTGGAGGTGCTGCACGAGGAGCTGGACAAGGTCGCCAACGCGCAGATCGACATCAAGGCGCGGCTGACGCTGCTGGAACAGAAGCCATAGGGCATATCTGAAAATTATCTGCTGTTGTTGGTGATCTTCGCGAGCTTGCGGAGCATCTTGACCGCGTCGAACCCAATCGCCTTGGCAAGGGCGAGGAACTCGATCACATGGATTGGCCGTTGTCCGGTTTCCAATTTAACGATCCATGACTGAGATCGCCGCAGACACTTGGCGACATCGGCCTGATTCAACCCCTTGGCCTTGCGCTCTGCCCGGAGCCACTTGGCCAGACATTTGTGGCGCTTGGTTGCTATCGTCTTCACCCTGAGAATATGGAACTCAGCGTAACGATATCCCAAAACGGAATAATCTGCATATTCCAATTTCGCATTCAATTTTGCGAATAGATGAAAACCCTGAATTTGTTCATCAGGTGCAATACTGACCGTCAGGTGCAATACCGATGCACTGTTTGTTATTGGCAATGTCCGCATCGCGCTTGACATCGAGGGTCACGCAATCGTTATGTGAACTGACGGTGACCTGACCGTGTTGTCCAAAGAATAGCTCGCTGCTGCTCCTTGACGAAAGCGCCGGGATATGCCGTTCCGTCGACAAATAGGCCAGCGCATGCTCGCAAAACGGATTGCATTGGGGATGACGCAGAAACAGATCGCTAGCCAGCTTAGCCGGCCTGTGACAGCCCAGCAGATCGGGAGATACGAAAAGGGTGTCGACTATATCTCGGCCAGTCGGCTGAACGAGATTGCGATCATGATGGAGGTATCACCTGGCAGTTTTTACCCACCACGTCACGACGGCGCTGGTGCGGGGACCAACGCCAACCGTGTTGCGACCACCGACAAGCTGACCAAGCTCCTCAAAGACCCCTACGCAATCAGGGTGCTGCAGGCACTCGCGACCGTCCGCGGCAAGAACCGTCGTGCCTACGTGATCGAATTCGTCGAGACTTTCGCCAGCCGCTTCACGACAAGCTGGCCCAGCCGAGACAAGCAAGTAGGCGTAGAATAGGCGAGGAACGGTGCAATGACCTCGGAAGAGATGGCGGACCGCTCGCAACAACTGGTCAGATTGATTGCGCCCATGCTGTACGGCCACGGGCCCGACGTCCAAGGTGCGGCGCTGTGCGATCTGTTGGCCATATGGCTCGCCGGCCATCACCCCGATCTGCGCGCGACCGTCCTGAGCCAATTCGTGCAAACGCTCGTCAAGCTGGTCGGCGTCAACGAAAAGATAATGTTTGGCGATGCCGGTTGGCCGACAGAAGGATTGAACTGATGGAGGTCAAGGCACTCGAAGTGAGGGACGCGGGGACATTTTGTCCGGTGATCTGTGTTCGCCCGGTGCCGACCAACGAGGGCCAGCGCTATCTGCTGCGCCGCGATGGCTACAGCGGGAAGGTCGAGGAGCGTTGCGTCATCTACATCATGAACCAGTGCCGCGGGGTGGCATATGATCCGTATTATTTCCCGGCCAACCCGCGAACGCACCGGGTCGCACACAACTACATCACCGAGCACTGGGCCGAGCTGCACGATGGTGACGTGATCGACGTCGAATTTATCCTCGGCGAAACCAAGACGAAAAAGCTGAGCGAGCGACAGGAGTGATTTGAATGGCTGATCGTGCAGTTCTTGAGCGGCTATCGCGCGCGCTCGCCGACCAGGGCAGGCTCATCGAGGCTGGATTTGTTGGGATGCGCCTCGCCTGCGACCTGCAGGATGCGCCGGCGGACCAGTTACGCGAGCTGAGGATGGCCTTCTTTGGCGGTGCGCAGCATCTATTCAGCAGCATCATGACGATTTTGGAGCCGGGCGAGGACGGCGAGGAGCCAACCGACAAAGACCTGGAGCGCATGTCGTTGATCAGTGCCGAGCTTGATGCATTCATCAAGGAATTCGAGCGGCAGAGCATCAGCCGAAGCAGTTCTGGGCGCCGCGGGGTTGAAACCCCGGTCGGCACGGAGGTGGGGGCGAATGCAAAAGATGAGCGCGCCCCCGTCATCAAGCAGACGCTTGGGGATAAGCCGATCGAGCGGCAGTACCGCGATGTGATGAACGACATGGCGAAGTTTATCGACGCCGCCTTTAACGGCCCCGTCAAAGGCCACAAGCGCAAAACCGGCTTCGTGCTGATGGCTTTCGCCTTCGGCGGCGAGGGCCGTTGCAACTACATCAGCAACGCTCGCCGCGAGGACGTGGTCGTGGCGTTGAAGGAGCAGCTCGCGCGGTTCGAAGGCAGCCCGGACGTGACAGGCCACGCATAAGATGTTGAGCATCGGTCCAAATGAACATACGGCACTGCTTGAGGCATTGGAGCGCGCGCGCGCCAAGCCGCTGACAAATCAGCAAGTCATGCAAGGCGCGAAAGGCATGGATCAGTCGACGACTGTCTTGACGCTGGCCGATCGCAAAGGGAAGCCCGAGCCGCGCCACGCGCAGCAGGTCGAGCTGCCTGTCGGCTATCGCGTGTCACAGCCGGCTGGCATGTGCTTGCATCTGTCAATGTCAAGCAGCGCGCGTGGCAAGGTACCGCACCCCGAGGCGCTCGACATGGTGCTGGATGCAATCGGAATCAGGCGCGCCTGCCCCCGCCGCGTCTGGCTCGAGGAATTTTTGGTCGACGACAAACCGGGTGGCCACGCGGTCAACGTGGTCGTGCTGATGACGCCGTCGCAAGGTGGCCACGCATGAGATCTGCAAAAAGGGCCGAGATTATGCGATTACAATTCAAGCCTGATTTCGATCATCAACGCAAACTCATCTGGAGCCGACCCGACTCGTCCATCGCGCCGTTCTGCTCGGTTTGCTTCAAGCATATCGCCGACGAGGCTGTCCCGCTGAAGATGTGGGACGCAAAAGGCTCATGCGCACAGTTCTGCGCCGACTGCGTGGAGAAATACTTGGAGGTGGTCAAGTGACAAAAAAAGGGACTTACATTGACGCGGCTCGATAGCTTTGTGGACGGCGCCGCTGGCAAGCGTCTGACATACAAGGCGCTCATCCAATGACGAAGCTCTCGCCACAGAAACCGCCGAAAGAACTGGACTCCATCACCGATGTAGTCCTGGCCTATCGGCCAAAGCCAAAGACGACGCCTGCCCGCAAGAGGCAACGGATACGGCGAAAATTGGAAAAGACAAATGGCGTCACAAAAACTTCCTGATTTCTCCAACATTCCGGCTTCAGCGGCGAAAGAATTGTGCCGACAAGGTGAGCTTTGCCTTCAGGGCACCATCCAACTTGCTTTGGCTGCTGATCATCGGGCCACTACGCTAACCGGAATTCTTGGCGCCGGTTCTGTGGCTTTGGTTGCCGCAACAGTTTCGCTCAGCATAACTCCTGACCGAAAAATCTCATTGATTGTGTCTGCGGCGGTAACGGCTCTCGTACTTTATTGCGGAGCATTACTTTGCGCATGGGCCGCGCGATCAACAGACTTCCATGTTGCGGGATATGAACCGCGCTCGCTGGCATTTTCAGCGATAGGGGACGACGCCGAAATGTGGATGCAAAGATATTCTGCCGAAGATGTTCAAGCGAGGATTGATCACAATCGCCGCGAACTCGCAAAGTCATCACGCTACCTTACATGGGGTCGTAGAATTGCTCTTTGCGCCGTCCCCATTGGGGCGCTGAGCTTTGTTTTAGCGGGTCGGTACTTTTCCTAAGGGACTTATATACATGACTCCCCTGGCCTCTACGGATAGTGCCCCATGCAAGTAGCACCACCAACATGCTCCTTTTTGCAGAACGGACACCATTCTGTCTTTTCCAGCTTGGCCATGCGGCGCTTGCGGGAGCGCGCGGCCTTTGACTTGGGCTTAGGGCGGTATCGCAGGACTTTGTCCGCGATGGCGTCCAGGACTTTGGGCGTTCGCATGTCAGTCGTGCCCATAAGAGCGGCAAAGGCGCTTCCAATTCTCGTATCGAGCGTGGTCAGGGTGGCCAATATCGTCTTTGGGGCCAGGGCGTCCCGAAAGCTCCGATATCGGAATGCCAAGCGGCCTATCGCCGTACAGTTCCTTGTGCGTTTTGATCGGCACGTCGCCTTCCATCGGCTCATAACCGCCGTCATCGCCGACGCCAAGATCGCAGGCATCGCAGAACCAACCGGCACCAATGCCAACGTCGTGCTCGGCTTCCTGCCAAGTATCACTGATATCAGCGCCACATTTCGGGCAGTCGCATGAACGGCTCATTTGGCGGTCTCCCTGAGGGCGGAACGTCCGACCCGTTCTGGAATGAACGGGTAAGTTTCTGGAGGAGTCAAGTATATAAGTCCCCAAAAAAAGGGGCCGCTTGCGCGGCCCCAGGGGGGAATTCGGACGGGGAGGACTGACCGTCCGGCGTTTTATCTGCTCAGCCCCGAAGCATGGGTCCATAGACATTCCATCCTAACAAGGCCAAGAGTATCCATTCGATGATACCGCCCGCCTGGCGGATGTAGGGCTGGCCAAACCCCGCAAACCCGCCAATGAGAGACAACAGTAAAAGCAGCATGATCACCCAGAACACCAAGCCTCTTGTCATCGCCGTTGCTCCTCTTCAGTCGTCGTCGACCATGACGTCCTCGCCATTGACCGTCAGGGCGAGCTTCACGCCGGCCGGCATGTTGATGTCGATCTCGACGACCTGCTCAGGCGCGCGAGCAGCCGCCGCCATAGCGGCAGGCGTTTGACTGGGATTTTCGGCGGGCCGCTTTGGCGGCGGTGCCGATGGCATCGGCCACTCGAGGTCCAGGTCAGAACCAACCATGGCGCGTTATTTCCCCTGCAGCTTGCTGTAGATGAGTGCGCTAGTCTGCACGCCGGCCCAGCCATCAGCGACGAGACCGTTCTTACTCTGAAAATTCGCTATCGCATCCTTGGTCGCGGGACCATATTCTCCATCAATTTCGAGACCGGAGTTATCGAGCTTGTTGAGGCTCGTTTGCAGCCACGTCATGTTGAATTCAGGCGTAGGCGCTACTGCAGCCGGCGGCGGCGTCGTCACCTTCGTTCCTTCTGGCGCCAGGGAATGACTCATCGACGCCAACAGGTCCGGCGCCACCTTGTCGAGCACCGGCTTGGCCTCTCTGAGTACATCGGAAATGCTTGCCATTATCTTCTCGATCTCGCCGCGGTTTTGCATGAGCCGGAAGACGATGCCGGTAATGTCCATGATCCCGAGAGCCATTTTGATTTCTCCTTCATTTGACGATGACCTTGGCGAAGTACGGCGGGAGCTGCTGGTTCTTATCGAACTCAATCCGGACCAACTGCTGCCGCTCGACCGGCGCCAGCGTCTTCTGGAACTCCTTCGGCAGCGCGCCGGCGATCGAGCTGATCTTCGCGATCGTGCCGACCAGGGCCCCGTTCACCATGCCGCCGCCGGCATCGACTTTGACCTTGTCGCCGACACGCAGATTGTACAGCCGGTCAATCGGAAAGAAGGCCAACACGTACCTGTGCTCGCCGACCAGCTCGATCAGCGGCTCGCCCTCGCGCACCACCGCGCCGGGGCCGACTCGGATAACGCTCACGACCCCGTCGATGGGCGCGCGCATGTTGCCGGAATCAAACGAAGCCTGCAGATCGAGCAAGGCCATATCGGTCTGCCGGGATGCCTCGACCACCATGGCGATCTGCTCGGCCAGCGCCTGTTTCTCGGCCTGCAACGAGGCGAGGTCTTGCTTGCCCCGGAACATCTGATCGACCGCGGTGGTGCGCACAATCACCGGCGTGGTGCCGCGTTCAGCCGAGGCCCCGAGCTGATTGGCGCCCTCGGTCGCGACCCTCTCGCGCAGCTCAGCCGAGGCCAGCAACCCGCTGAGCATCTGGGCCCGCGTGCCGATCTCCGCCAGCTTGGCGGTAAGCGACGCAGCGCTGACCGTCAACCGCGCCCCCACCTCCGTGATGCGGGTCGAGGAGATTTTGGCGACGACGTCGCCGCGCTTGATGCTTTGGCCTTCCTCGACCAGCACCTGGCGCACAGTGACGGTATACTCTGGCGCGACCGCGGCCGGGTCGCCGACCACCAAGCCCTCGCTGTGAATGTAGACCCACCCGCCGATCATCAAGCTGCCGATCCACGAAAATAACGACAGCAGCCCACTGATGTAAAACCACCTGATGAAGGTACGCTTCATGTCAGCCGCCAGCGCTGATGGGCCGGGAGATAGTCGTCATACCTGGTGATCGAGAACGTCAACTCGGCCACCAGCGCGAACACCCGCAGCGGCCGCAGCACAAAGGTCTGCGCAACGATGTAGAGCGGCACGTAGGGGACGAGCCGCGGCGACAAACCGACAAGCAGAATGATCAGCACGTCCAGTATTGCCAGGCCCAGCATCACAGCGCCCAGGATCACGAAAGCGGTCGGCCCGGCCCTGGTCCACATCCACCAGAGATAAACCGGAAACACGAGCTGCAGCACGATGGAGAACACGATTACGTCCAGGCTAGTCACCAGATTGCTGCCGCGCAGGTCGCGCGCAAACGGATTCGCCATGTGGCCGAACTTGAAAAGCCAGATTGTTATGATGCTGGCGTCCCACCGCAGACGCTGGATCGTCAACGCGGTGAGGTCCTCGGGGGCGCGGGTCTCGGCGTAGGCATTGCCAGCATAGCGCAACTTCCAGCCTGCGCGCCGCAGTTTCATCGCCAGCGCAGCATCCTCGGCGACCTCGACATCCAGCCCGCCGACGGCGGTGAGGGCTTCGCGCCGGAACACACCGCCGGCACCCGAGACGTTGGGCAGAATGCCGAAGGCATCCGAGAACATGCGGCCGGCCGTAAAGACCACCGCATATTCGACAGATTGTAATCGCGTCGTCAGCGAAGCCTGTGCGTTATGGACCCGCAGGTTCAGGCCGACGCCGGCCACGTCCGAGTCCAGGAAATACGGCTTCACTAGCGCGATCGCCGCCGCGTCCAGCGTGGTGTCGGCATCGCAGATCACCACCAGGTCGCCGTGGCAGTGCACCAGCGCACGGTTCACCGCCGCCGGTTTGCCCTGGCGCTGCTCGTTGCGCAGAACGACGACCCCGAGCCGGCACAGCACGTCATAGGTTCTATCCTCTGAGCCGTCGTCAATCACCACGATCTGGTCGACACCGGCGGCGCGCAACGCATCCACGCAGGCGGTGATCGTGTGCTCCTCGTTGTAGCAGGAGACCACTGCACTGACTCGGAATCCTGTCTGCCCATGCGGGTATCGGCCGGGCGCAATCGCCACCACGAAAGTCGACAACAGATAACGCGGCACATCCATGATGATGGCGAGCCAGAACAACAACACGAGCTCGCCGGGCCCCAGAGCCAGCAGCATGTCGAGCGAGGTCACTCGGCCACCTCGAACGGCGCCTCCGGATAGGCATCAACACGGGTGATGAGATTGCACTGCGAGATTGTGTAAATCCTCAGAACATACTTGCCGACCGGCAATGGCGGATGGTCCATGACCGACACCGTCCTGATCACGTCACTTGTCCCTTGCGTGATGATTCCGATGATAGAATCCCGGTAGCCAATGAATTCGGTCTCGTTACCTTCCTTGACTGCCGAGCCCTCGACCCCGTGCCGCTCCAGCACTTCCACCGCAGCCTGCTTGTCCTTGTACACGATGAAACGTTGCACGTCGGTCCTGCACGGCTTGTTGCGCCGGAACACTGCCAGATACTTGAGCTGCTCGTCGGGCTTGATCTTGCTTTCGAACAACTCCAATCGTATCGGCTCCACCGGCGGGATGAAGAAGTCCGAAGCGAGATACGAAAACACGATAGTCATGGCAAAGAAGTAGAGCGCTAGCGAAGCTAGGAAAAACCTGGCGACCATGTGACCGATGATACCAAGGGAAAAGTTCATCGGAACAGCTTGGCCACATTGCCACCAACGGACACTAACCAACCGATGACGGCTCCTGCTCCCATCAACAGGGCCATTGCCCCGATGCCCTTGTTCATCAACGAACTTACCTCGCTCTGTTTCTTTTCCAGCTCATCGACCCGTTTCATGAGACCGCGTTGCCGCTCAATCAGCAGGGTGATTTCCGCCGACGCCGATGCTGAGCTGCGCGGCCGGCGGCGACCGCCATCATCCTCGCCGTCGTCATTCATACACCCGGGCCTGTCTTGACCTTGCCGGTGAGGCTGTCCTTGACCGGAATGTCAGGCGCTGCCGCCACCTGCACCGGCACCGCCGCGGTGCGCCAGCGCACATAGACTCCCCACGCGACGCCCGCCGCTGACATGATGCCGCCGACAACCTGTTCGACCACAGCCTGGTCGATAGTCCCGCCCATGCCGGCGTGGGTTGCCATCGCAGTGCCGGCGCCTACCAAACCATATCGCACCAGCATCCAGGGATCGAGATTGCGCTCGGTGTGCTTGTCGTCGTCAACGGTCATGATACGAGCTTTCCATTCACCGTCACGGTGATCTTGCCGGTGGTCTGGATCGCCACCGTTGCCACCTCCGGCTCAGGCTCCGGCACCGGCTCCGGCGGCTGCTGTTGGCATAGTCCTTCGACCTCCTGCAGGAAATCGTCAGCATCCTTGACGAGCTGCACCTCTCGGCGCCCGACCGGGCCCCAGTGATTGCGTCGGGTGCGCAAGCCGATCGCCGTGACGAAGACCGCGAAGACCGGGCAATATTTGGCCAAGAACTGATACATCGCGCCCGGCCCGCTGCCGTAGTTCTGCAGGTCGCTGCCCGACGGCTGCACCTTTTGGCAGAAGGTCGGCAGGAAGCCGTTCGGATCGGTCCAGAACTCCTCGAGCAGCGGCGGCAGGTTCGGGCTTGCCGTCTTGATGTTCCAAGACGTTTGGAATAGCCCGGCCTCGGCGGTGTCGGCGGTGACATTGCTGGCCGTGGTGTCGCGGCCCTCGCAGTACTGGCCCGAGCTTTCGCGCATGCCCAGCCCAATCATGAACATGAACAAATGCCGGAGCGTATCCTTGCCGGCGGTCGCATTGCTCATATTCAGATTGGCAAACTCGGCGGCGTACCAAGCAAGCGCATCGATGTCGCGGTTGCCGGCCTTCTGCGCCATCTCGATGGCGGCCGGGCGCCCAGCCTGCAGCCAGCCCAGTGCCAGCGCATAAGCCTGTCCCATGCCGGCGACATAGCCAGGCGGCGAGCGGCCGCGATCCTTCCAACTGAAGGTCTGGATCGGGCTTTTCAGCGCCAGCTCGGCTATGGCCTGCTGCAATTCGTCTGGCAAGCCCTCGTCGCCGGAATCCAGACGGATAGCCAGATCATCGATCTTGGCCCAAGTTGCCGAACCCACCACGCCGTCGACCTCGAGCCCACTGGCAGCCTGAAAACCTTTGACTGCCCCCTCGGTGGTCGGGCCGAATTCGCCATCACACGGAACGCCCAGCACCGTCTGCAGGTACTCGACATCCGCGCCAGTATCGCCTTCCTCCAGCTCGGGTCGCGGCACCGGCGGCAGCGGCCCGCCCTGCTGGGGCCACATCAGCGCGATGACGTTGCTGATCGGGTAGCTCGACACATTGATCGCGTCACCCTGATTGCCGCCGCGGCACACATAAGAGCTGCCCTCAGTGCGCTCGTAGAGCGTGACATGGCCGCCGCCTGAGCGCGTCATTACCACCACGCAGCCGGGCCGCGGCTGCTCGAGCTTCGTGCCCCATTTCAGATCCTTCCAGGCCTGCGCCCATAGCCAGCGATCGGTATCGGTCGGCCCCCACACCGGGCGGATGCCGGCTTTGGTCATGACGTAAGCCATCGTCAATCCGCACCATGGCGTTTCGTCATGCTGATAAGTAGCGCAATAGGTCGCCATGTCGGGATAAGCCGCGGCGATCGTATCTGCCATTGCCAGGATTTTTGGATTATCTCCGGTGCCAGGGGTTTCCTTTGTCCCGGTTATCGCCCGCATTTCCAAAAGCCAAGTTGGATCGCTCATTGCACTTTCTCACAAACTGGCGGGCTCCACCGCTGCGCAGCGGCGCGCGAGCCGACGTAAGCGTTGATCGCTGTATTCATCCCGGCGATGGCGCGCTTTGGCTGATGGGCCGGGTCCTGCTGCCAGACGTCGAACATGCGCCGCGCATGTTGCTTCAATGCCTCGTCGATCCCGGCGAGGACAAGCACGCGGACCTGCTCGCGCATCTCGGTATCCATGCAGGCCGCCGGCTGTCCTTTTGACGGGAACGCCGCGAGCAGGATCACTCCTGCCAGGACAATGCCGATGATGGCTATAACCACGAACTCCCAGCGCGGCGGATACGGGTTGCTGTTGAAATCGCTCATTTAAGCCCCCTGAAGCTGGGATTTGGCCTGAAATGTCCAAAAAATGGCCCGAACGAACAATTGCAATCGTCAGCTAATCTAACTATTTTCATTGTATTGGCATTCCCGCCGATAGACCCCGAAAGGAAAACATAAGCCTATGCGTAAATTCGTCCTTGCTCTTGCTGCCCTTACCCTTGCCATCCTCACCGTGCCGGTCACGGCAGCGCCCCGTGAGGGAACCCGCGCCGACGCCGAGCGGCTCGGGGACTTGTTTATTCCTGTGGGCGCACATCCGCCGACTTCCCGGCAACAGCGTGCTGACCCCGACTTGGTCCGGTATCCAGGCCTTACGCCTCGCGAGCCGGGCATCCGGCTGACCCCTTCCGAACAGCGCGACCTGATGCGCGACAAATCGAATGATAGGACCATCACTATCCGCTGACGTTTCATAGCGACGAGCTATAATTCACATTGAGCGTGTCGGTGTTGACGACCGCCTTATCGCCGCTCGAGAACGTGCCTGCCGACCAGAGCACGCCGCCGGTGTTGTCTTTGGTCGCGCTTGCCCCGCTGCCGTAGCAGACGAACGCGCCCTTGACGGTGCCGGTGCCGGTAATGGCAAACGACAGCGCCGCCGACAACGCCTTCGATCCCGATGCTGCGGCCGACCAAGCCGCGGTCTTGCGGTTGCCGGTATAGGTCGGCGCATTGGCGCCGCCGGCTTCGAGCCAGCCCGCATGCGAAGCCATGGTATCTGCCGCCGAGACCGCCGAATACGACACCGACGAGATCAGTCCGATGAACGGCCCGGTCACGGTGTAGGCCGATCCGGCGAGGAAGCTGTCCAACGCCAAGTTTTTCCCGACCGTGCAAACGACATTCTCGATCGTGTCGCGCCACTTGAGCCTGCCGTCCGCCCCGATGCATTCGATCTCGTAGCGGCCATGCGCCTCGGCGCGCTCGCCGATGCCGCTGCTGCGGATTATCGATGCGTCAGCATGTTCGCGCGCGTCGGCGCGTTCCTCAGTCATTGGGCTCTCGTTGTTGTCAGGTCAGCGTAACCAATGGATCGACATAAACAGTCGTGCTCGCTTTGCCGACCTTGACGCGCGCATAGATCCAACCGCGCTGCTGCGGCGTGAATGTCACCGCGAGCTTAAACTTCGTGGTCGAGCCGCCCCACGTCGCGCTCGACGAGGTCTGCCCGGCCGCCGTCGCCAACAGATCAGCCTTGCCGTCGTTGACGAATGAGCCCTGCGGAGAGGACGCGTCACCGAGATATTCGACGTCGAGCCAGATGTCGTCGTCGTTTGGAACTGCGCCGCCGCCCCAGATGCCTTCGACCGTCGCCGTGACCGCCGAGCCGGTCACATCGTTCCAGATCGCAATCGGTGGGCACTCAAACGGAATCGTATAGTTTGCCGTCGTGTTCGTCGTAATATTCCAGGCAATCGGCGTCGTGCCATCCGATGCGCCACCCGTGCGGACAATAGTCGTTTCTTCATTCAAGGTTCCGCTCGAGCGATAACGACGAACGGTATAGTTGATCCCGGAAGCACCAGACCGGATAAGGTCCAGATCAGCACCACCAGGCGTAGATTGCGCCGATGATATGGTAACGGCAGCGTCTAGTTTGCAGTCGACCAGCGTGAACGTGCCGGACTGAGTTTGTCCAGGAGACGCGATCAGCGTCTTGCCGGAACCGGCAGCCGAGAAATCGACGCCAATACATTCTATCGATCCGCCGCGGGATGGATTGACCGAAAATACGGTGGTGGGAATCGTCCCAAGCAGCGCCGATGGCGTGTTGCGCCATTTGAATTTGGCATATGAGCTGAAGACCTGAAGCACATTAGCAAACGAAACCGTCGTGTTGTTGAACTCAACGTAGGTTCCTCCTACGCCAGCAGCCCCAAGAGTTAGATTCCCACCAGCGTTGTTGCCAGCCAGCCGCAACGAGCAATTATCGAACCGATGGCAACCGCCTTGCAGTTGGCTTACCAATATGTTGCAGGCGTTGGTCAAGTTCCCGACGCTGAAAATTATCCCGTCATAATGTGCAACTCCGGCAAACGTGAGCGTATTCGCGCCTGTCACCAATACCTGCGCGGTTGCGCGCCGGTCGGCCGAAACCGGCGGTACCGAGCCGGCGCGGTTGACGCAAACGATCTTGGTCGGAGTAGTGGCTGTGCCGGAAGACGTCAGCGTGACCGTGCCAGCAGTTGTTTCCGCATGATCGTGCGCGACATAGAGCGTGTCGCCCGCCGCCTCGGTTGCGAATGCGGTGGTCAATGTAGTGAAGGCATTGGCCCAGCTCGAACCGTTGTTGGAGCCGGCGGCGCCCGAATAGACGTAATAGACTGCCATCGATCAGCTCACAGATTGACCATGGTGCCGGCGGCGTTGGCCTCGCGCGACGTGCTGGAATTGATGAACACCGGCCACGGCCCCGCAATCATTGCACTCCTCACCGCAAGGGCGATCGAGCTGTCTTGCGCGGAGTCGGCACTCGCCGTCTCGATAATTATCCCGAGCTTACCCGCCGAGGCTAATCTCCAAGCCGGCAAGACGACGAGCATGGCTATTGCATCGCCTGCACGGACAGGAGCGAGCCGGCGGGCCCGATCGAGCAATAGCAGCGGAAGGCATGTCCGCTCGTCGTGTCGAACGTGTCGCCGGCGACCTTGGTCCAGCCTGTCGTCGTGATGGCGCCGGCGCTTGCGCTGTTAGTTACGTCGAGCAGGTATGAGCCCGCCGTCGCGCTCGGGGCCAACGTATGCGCGCCGCCGTTGATGTAGTGCTGCTGCGGTCGCGCGGCGGGGTCTGGCGTCAGCGTCCCCGAGCTGACCGTGCCGAGGTCCTTTGACGTAATACCGGCACCGCCGGTGACGGTGAGCCCCTCGGTGTTGATTGCAAGATCGGCGATGTCGCGTGTCGTCTTCTTGCGCGTGCCCGCAAGTTGCACCATCGGCAACAATTCATCGCCGGCAAGTGGGCCGGCATCGGCTAGCTCGGAGATCTTCAAATCAGGCATGCAGCCTACTCCAGCTTGAGCTTGCCGATGGTAGCACCGCCTTCCTCGACCAAGATATGCTGAGCAAAATCAACGCCGGCCAAATAGATCAAGGCAACGCCAGACACATACCCCGTCATCACATAACGCATCCATCTCACCCCGCTGGATGCGGGATGAGTCCCGTTCGTCGTGATGCTCCCGGCTGCTCTTTCAACAAACGTGATCGTTCCAGGCGGCCCCTCCTGACCGACATCGGCCTTAATGATTCCCGACCAGGTCCCGGTGATCGTGACGATCACATCCGGACCGCCGAGAAACCACGCCGTGACCTCGTCCTCGGCATCCAACTCAAAATGGTCGATGGTCTCCTCCAACAAGAAAAACCCGCTGTAGTGCGGCGTCGTGATCGCGCCGCTGTCGGTCGCGTTGCCGGGATTGCCCGGCTCGAAAATGGACGCGATGCAATTATCGAGCGACGGCATCTCGGCTTATGATGCTGCCGACAAAGCAAGATAACCGGAAGGGATGGCGCCACTAAAAGCTGTGTCTCCCGCATTTGCCGTCACCCTATTACCCAGGAGAGCAGCAGCAAATACCGGGAACAAAGCACCCGAGAGAGAGCTAATGTCGATCCCAAATGCTCCTGTCGTCGGATCGGCGCTGGAATTTCCGTTCCAGTCGCCGGATGGCGCTACCCGGAAAAAGATCAAACCATCGTCAATATTCAACGCGACACCGATGATGTCTCCGCTATGACGCAAGCCAAGGATAGAACCAAGCGCAACGCCATTAACGGCGGCATTACCAGTTCCGTAAAGTAGAGCAGCTTGGATTCCAAAATTACCGATAATACCGACCAAAGACGCTGACGCGGTCGCTACGCCAACAGCGTTATTATAATCGAACAAATGATCATATCTACATTCCCAGTAATACTTACCAGCCATCAAGCCGGTGGCCCATCGCACCCCGGAATTCACTGCCGCTGATTCCGCCGTCAAGGACCCATTCGTGAGAACGATAGAGCCGCCGGTATCGTAGCGGTTCCAGTTGTGACCCGTCTCAATCGCACAGGTCAGAAACCCTTCGCCCTTGACGTCGACGGTGAAGTCGGCCCGCCGCACGATCTCGTTGACGCGATGGTAGAGCGTGCGCCCGCCGGCCGTGGTCCACTGGTAGCAGTCGCCCGGCTCTAGTCCCAAGTAATAAGCCATGCCGGAAAATTCGGATTTCCGCCGCGCGACCTCTCCGGTGTAATAGGCGAACGAGGTCTCGGCCATGACGATGTCAGCCATCGAAGCGACTGGTATGTCGTAACTGTCGGTGCCGAATGAATCGGTCACGATGATCGGATCGATGTCTTCGGCAACGCGCGTGTTGCTCGGCTCATAATCGCGATCGACGTCGAGGTAATGGCAGATCTTCTCGCGCGGCTTGTCGAAGGCATCCGAGCTGTGCACGGTGATCGGCTGCGAGCCGTGGCTCACCAGCTTTGCCTGATCCAGTGTTAGATCGAGCGAGAACAATCCCTTCTCGACCAGGTAGAGCTTATCCGCCGTCCGTACGTTCCATTGTGGTTTGTGCTTGCGCATGGCGGCAAGTAAGTCGGTGAAGGTGATATTGTTGCCGAGGATCAAGGCGCTCAGTCCGCCGCTAACGTCGACCGTCTCGAATTCATCGGGTCCGCGCCCATCGTATTGCGCCAGCGCCTCGATCGCATCAGCCCAGGCGATGAAATCGCCTGGCGTGCCGTAGGCAGAGTCGTCGACGGTCACGCTCGTAAAGGGAACGGTATTGTCGAATTGCGCCAACCGGATATTCTCGAACGTCGCCGTAACCAGCGGCACATAGGCAATGGCGCGATCGACTCCATAGCGCGCAACGCTCCAGGCGTCGGGTTCCTGCGACAGTGTCCCGGTATTAAACCGAACCGTCGCAAGGCCGCCGACGGTCGGCACGCCGACCTTAAGGCCGCTCATGAGCGCGCCGCTGCCGAGCGACCATGCAAGCTGTCCGCGAAAATAGAGCTCGGAAACCGTGCGTGTCGTATCCCAAAAATTAATCGGGATGTAATAGCCGGTAATGAAGGAAGCGACCCGCTCGTTGTTGATGACGCCGAAGACCGGCCCCTCGATGATGCGCCCTCCCCATTGCGCCCGCGTTGAAAACCCAATCGGGATAGTCTTGTCATAAAGAACCGCAGCGAGCTGCGCCGGGTCGATCGGAGTCGGCGGTGCCACCAGCGGCGGGGTGCCTATCGCCACTTGCGGCGGCGGCGCTACGACCGGCGTCGTTACCGATGGCGGTGGCGCTGTCGGCTGACCTGTATAGCGCAGGATGGCAAGTTCTTCGGCAGAGAAACCTCTCCCACCCCCATACACGCCATACATTCTGGCGAGGTCTAGGTCCGACAGACCCGACATAGGGTTCAGCGGGTCGGTCATTCAACCTTGTCCCACGTCCAGCGCGACAGCCTTGGCGCCCTCATAATAGGGAAAGCCGCCCATGCGGGCGCCGTTGGCAAAGGGGTCGACGCATTGCGCCATGGTCTTGTTGCAGTCCTTCCAGATCAGCGCCTTGTCGCCGGCCGCGGCCAGCAATCCAGCCGGCAGATAGGTTGTCACTTGCCGATCGCTGGCCCGCCAGGCGCCGATCTTAAAGGTGCGCCCCTTGAGCCGGCCGGTGGCAAACTGGATCTTGCCGGGCGCATACCAATTATCGACTGCGCGCGGGTCCGGGCTGGCTGTCAGCGTCATGTTGTGCTGATTGACAACGGCTGCGATCGTGCAGGCGCGCTCATAGGCATTGCGGGCGGTGAAGACGACGGTGCCGTCCGAGGTCGTCGCCCCGACCGAATAGTTGTAGCTCGGCGCGCTCGCCGCCGTCGTCCCCGCGGTGGTCGTCTCGAAGTAGACGTTGCCATAACCTTCCGGCGCGGCCCCTGTCAGCCTGCGGACGCGGGCGCCGAGTGCATAGGCCGCACTGCGCTCGACCTCGGGGCGCATGATCGGCACGCCGCAGAAGACATCGCCGAATGCGAAACGGCACATAACCGAAAACGTCGGGACAAGATTGCTATGAGCAAACCCCAATGGATTTTTGAGTACAAAGGTAACGACATCATGCGCAGGAAACGACCAGGACCCGATGCGGCCCAGAAACTCGAAATCTTTCGTTGTCGGATTGTCGGCATCGACGAGAAAGATTTCAACGCGAGCGCCCTCGAATAGTCCATCCTCAACATCAGCCGCGGTAATCAATCCGCCATCGACGGCCGAGACCTGCACCTGCGTCGCCGCCGCCTCGCCGTTGTTGCGCTCGCTGATGTCGAACGTCTTGATCCCCGGCGCCGGCAGCCATGGCCCTTCGCTCCCGACCCGGATCGCGCTCGGCCATGTCGTCAAGCGAATGACCGTGTCGTCGCGGCGCGTGATGGTGATCAGGCGCGTAATCGTGGCCGCCGCCAGATCGAGGGAAAGAGCCCTCATTCGTCGAAAACCTCGATCAGATCGGCCTTGTTGATCTCCTGCTGGACTTCATTTTCCGAAAACGCCTGCTGGATGGTCGTTTCGACGTGATCGGACAGCCATCGCACCGGCGTATCATATAGAAAATCCGCCTTTGGGATCTCCGACGCGCTCGGGGCGCTGGCAAAGGTCACTATTCCGGTTCCGTAATCGACCGTGTAATCCGTGCCCTCTATCTTCGGCGTCGTATTGAGCCGCAATTCCAGCAATGGCGATCGCGGATGCATGACCTTTTTCGAGCCGGTCTTGCTCCCGAGCGATCTGGTAATTTCGAGCTGGAACGTCGTCGTCGTGCCGTCGCCGATCTGCGCGCCGGTGACAGTATTGCGCAGGGATTGATTGGTCTCGGTGTAATCGGCAATGCGATTGGGCCGCAGCAAGAAACTGGTGTGCGTGCCGAATGTCTCGAACAGCAACTCGACCTCGGGCACCTTGGCCGTGACCCAACTGGCGGACCACACCCGCCGCGCCAGCGGCGCGCGCTTAATGCGGCGTTCGAGCAGAGTGTCGCCCGTTTGAATGATCGCGTCGTCGGTCAGCCGGCACACCAGCGCCTTCAAGCAGCCTTCGCTGTCCAATACGACATTTTCGGCGGCCATCGTTATTTGCCAGTTGCTGCGATCGCGCGGCCGTAGGCATTGGCGGCCTGGTATTGCGTCCGCCGGTCACCCATGACCGCGCCGGCCGCAAAATTGTTGTTGATGACGATCAGATTGTTGCCGCTGGGCTGAACGCTGCCGCCAGCCGGCACATTTTCATTAGCATAGCCGGTCCCGGTGACGACGCGCTGAGTGCCGCCCGAACCCTCACCGTAATAACCGATGCGCAGTGCGGCCCGGCCTTCAGTGTAGATCGGATCGAGCTGAGATTGCAGCGCCGTAGTATTGGCGTCGACCGACTTCGCCAACTCCTGCATGGTGTTCGCAAGCTCCTGATTGGCGATCTGCTGCGCCACGCTGGCCGAGACGCCTTCCTTGATCAGTTTCTCATAGGTAATCTGCGCCTGGATCTGCGCCTTCTCCTGATCGGTTGCGGCGCCGCCGAGGCGGGATTGATCCTGCAATTGCTTAAGCTGGTCGAGCGCCTGCGTCTCTCGCTGCTGTCGCGGTATGCCCGCTACCTGATTCCTGGCCGCGTCGATAAAGGCCCCCATCTGAGGGGCGTTCCACAAAAACGCGGCCCCGTACGGCCCTTCCAATTCAGCGAGTATTTGCTGTGCCAACCCCGAGCCCGCTTGCGCAAGCGACCTGATTTGCTCCCCCAGTGCCTGCTGGCTCGCGGCCTGCGCGGATGACATTCGTTGGTTGAATGCTTGCTGTGACTGCGCCGCCTCCTGGTTTGCCTGCTCATTTGCTTGTTGCATGGCTTGCTGGGCTTGTTGCTGCTGCGCCTGCCGGATCTGCTCAAGTTGTATTGCCCGCTGCGACAACAAGTTATTGTATGTCGCCGCGGCGAGGGCCGAAGCGTGCTCTTCGTCGGCACCCTCGCGAATGGCTTGCGTGTAAGCCTGTTGGGTGCGGACCATCATCTCATGAATGCCGAGGATCTTCTGCGCGGAGCCGGCTTGCTCCTGCATGTCGGCGAGCTGCGCGTTGAGCAATTGCGTCGATTCCTGCAACGAGATGACTTGCCGCTCCACGTTCGCATTGACCGCGGCTTCCGCGTTGGCCCGCTCCTGCGCGGCAATGAGCATTGCGGTCTCAATGTCCTTGCCTTCGAGCTTGAGCTGATTGATCCGCGCCTGCTCCTCGGCCTCCATGCGCTGTATGCCGGTCACAGCCCGCGCGACGCCGAGCTGATCCTTCAAGAGCGACATACGGATCGCATCCTGCGCGACTAGCCCCGGATACTGCGCCTTGATCGCCTGAATGGCCGCGTGCTGTCGCTCATAGGTGCCGGGCGCGACTTGCGATAGCTCGGCCTGCACTCGCTTGAGCGCGAGCAGCGAGTTTTTAGCCTCCTCGACTTGTTGCTTGAATTTTCCAGCTATACCGCCTTCGCTCATTGTCTTCTCAAGCTGTTTAGTCGCTAGTTCGACCTGCTGCTCGACCGGCATGAGCGCGCCAAGCACCCGTTGCAAGTCCTGCAAATCGGCGATCTGCGCTGTCAGCGTTTTTGATGCGGCGCCGGCTGCCGCGGCCGGTGCCGCGGCGGCTGTCTTCTGGAAGGCATCCGCCAACCGCTCCTGATCGCTGACCAATTTTTTGGACTCGCTGGAAGCCAGGCCCATTGCCAAAGTCAGCGCAGACATTGCAGCATTGAGCAGCGGGAAATTGGCACCAAGCCCCTGCATCATAGTCTGGATGTTACTGCCGGTCGCGGCCCCGCCCGACGACAGTTCTGCAACCGACTTTGCCTTGACGACCGCTTCCAGATATTCCAGCACCGCCTTCTTGGCTTGCAACCACGGCTCGGCGAAAGATGCATAAATCTTATTGGAGATATTTGTGGAGCTTGCGTCGATTGCGCCCTGCAAGAGTTTTATTGCATTGACAGTTTCTTCCGGAATTCCGCCGGTGCGTTGCAAACCGGCGGCGAAATCCATTTGCCCCAATGCCAGGCCACCGCGTCCAAAAGCGGCGCGCTCGAGGCGCGCCTTTTTGAAAGCATCCGTTGTCCCTTCGATGACCTGCTGCAAGAGCTTGAGCTGCTGCCCGGTATCCTCCGTCTGCTGCATCTGCTCGGCTAGGCCACCATCGATGGAGCGCACGATTTCGAGCAATTGGCCGCCGCCTTGCCTGAATTCGTCCATTTGCGAGACGAACCGTTGTAGTCCAGTCTGCATTTTTTCGCTGTCGATACCGAACCGCGCGGCCTCTTTGCTCAAGCCCTGGACCTCTCTAGTCGTCAGGCCTGTCGTCTCAGCAAACTCGCTGATCGCGCGCGCGCGCTGAGCGAACGCAGCAACACCCTCGTCGAGCTTATGGACGGCGAGCACAGTCGCACCAACTCCGACCGCCGCCGCCGAGCCGAATGTGCCGAAAGTTCCCAACACCGTCCCGAGAATGCCGGTGGACGCGCTCGCCACCTGCGCCTGCGCCGACAATGCCTGCATGCCGATGCCGTAGGCGGTCTGTGCTTCGTGCGCTTGTTTGGCCGCCTGCATGGTCGCCTGGTAGCGCGCAGCGACTGTCTGTTCCACCGCCGCCGCGCGCCCGGCCAAAGCCGGGTTTTGCGCAACGGCGGAATTTAGCGTCCGCATCGCTCGTTCGTATTCGGCCGTAGCGCGCGCCGTCTCGCTGTAGCGCCGCTCAAGATTTGCAAACGAGCGATCGAGATTGAGCGAGGTCGTCCCCAGGCTGGTCTCGGCGGTCTCGAGCTTTTTCATCTCGGCAGCGGCCGCGTCAGCGCCCTGCGTCTCGAAAATCATCCGCAAGCGCGCAATAGCTTCTTGCGTGGTTAGCATGATCTAGAGGCCCTTCATCTTGACGAAGATCGCCGGGGACTTGGCCGAGCCGCCCTTACGGCGGCGGCGCCCGTGAGTCTGAAACGTGTAGGACTGCGCCAATGTCGTCCAGCCAAATTTTATCTCGGCGATTTCTCTGAATTGCCCGCGCGCTTCCGTGGCGGTGCGCTCATAGACGCGCCCGCCTGATGCCTGGATGACGAAGGACCGTCCCGACTTGGTCTTGCCGATTTCGATCTTGGCCGCATAAGGCGCGGTATCGACGAACGTAT